ACAGACAATCAATCAATTAGAAGAAGCTACTAATGCAATGCCAGACTATAGAGCAATATATTATTTCTTTGAAAACCTTCCAAAGTTTTCATACGATAAGACCGTTGCTAATGTTTTAGAATCATTAACTACTTATGCTAATGAAAATGCAGTTAAGTTAGAAATTCTTAATGCTTTAACTGAAATGAGAGTAACCGGTGCAGTTCTATACAAAGATGCGTGTTCATTATTAGAAGAAGCTTTACTTGAGAATATAGAAACGGCGGATTCTTTGAGAATGAAAATGAGAGGCTCTGCTAATTTACCAATCATCAACCAACTAATCAATAGAGTTAGCTTATTAGAATCTCAAAAAACTGGTTCATTTAACTTAGGAATCGGCAATGGAGACTCTGTTGTAAAACCAATGATTGCTCCATTCTTCAAAGTAAATGAAAGTGAAGCGATTGTTTTTGTTGATAACAAATTCATTAAATTATCAGAAGATTCTGATCCTTCTCAACTTTCAATGGAAGATGCAATGACGATTCCGGCATTCTTTGGAGTTTGCGAAGCATTTAGCAAACTCAATTTTAAAGAAAAGAATGGAGAGTACGTATCGACTGGAAGAAACTTAACTGTTGCTTTTGGAGTTAACGAAAACGGAACTCTTAATTTAAAAGTAAATGGCAAAGCCGTTGAGAAATTAGATTCAATTAAGTTCTCTGAAATATTCCTTATGGAAACTCTAGAAAATAGAGCAGCATTAACTAAAGTCTTTGATAACTTAGACTTGATCGTTAATTTAGAATTCGGTAAGGTTCTAGTAAATGAAAGACTTGGAAAAGATTCATTAGTATTTAACTTTGGAGAAAACATTTTCGTTTTTGAAAAACTTGGAGAAACTAGATTAATCAAAAAGATGAAAGACTTGGCTTTCCATGATTATGTTATGGAAAACTTCAAGTATGACATCAGCGATATGTATTCAATTCAACTTGAAGCAAGAGAAGCTAATATCAAAGCATTAGATTCTCAGAAATCTGCAATTGAAGAAAGTTTAGCTAAATTAGAAACGTCATTAGCCCAAATTGATGAAGCTTTGTCTGATAAAACAATTGATCCTGCTTATCAAGAAAAGTTATATGAATTGAAGATGTCTATTGAGAAAAACGTAAATTCTCTAAAGAATCAATACATCATCATCGACCAATCCAAAAAAAAAGTTTAACTGAATCTGAGGACATTACTATAGCTTCTGCGACTACTGCGAAGTATAATACTGGCCAAAGAGTTATTCTAAAATCTGGAAAATCAGTTAAGATTACTGGACTAGATCCAGTCAATCAACTGTATATAGTTATCTCAGACGACAATCAGCAATATCCGGTAAAACCTGAAGAAATAGAATCATTAGAGGATTCTAAGTACTCCAATTATCAGGAATCTGGTGTAGATTCTGAAAATCCTCAAACTCTTTCAATCAAACAGGACTCACTATATACTGATAGTAAAAAGTAGTTTTTTGGTATAATTACTAAAAACAACTAAAATGTCAGATGTACTGTGTTCAATAGAAGAAGCTAGAAAAAACGGAACTCTTCAAATTTGTCAAAAAAAGACACGTTATTTTAATTATCAATTCTTAGTTAGATCTGAAGAAGAGATAAAATTTAACGTGTCTCAAAATATTTCTAAAAAGCCAACCGGTGGAGAATACTTCAAACCGCTATTCATTCCCAGCTATTCACAAAGCGGCAATGTATTAACAATTGACGATCTTAATAAAGACTATGTTTGGTTAGACGCAGGCGGTCACATCGGTTTATTTGCAACCAGAGTTTTAACTCAATTTCCAAACGTAAAAAAAGTTTACACATACGAACCTTTTCATAATAATGTAGAGTTCTTAGAACAAAACTTAAAAATGAATGGTGTAGATCATAAGTGCGAAATTGTCGAGCGAGCAATTGTTCCAGACAATTCAACTCAAGTTGAATTCTACTTATCTAAAGACTCAGGTAAACACAGTGTACATAAGATTAGAGGAAGACAAGTTACTACGGTTCAAGCAGAAAATATCAATGACATCATTAAGGAAAAGGGTATAACTGCAATAAAGATGGATATCGAAGGACTAGAATATGACATGATCCGTGCATTAACAAAAGAAAGTCTGAATCAAATCAAATTATTCATAGTTGAGTACCATTTCCATTATAGCTGGTTACTTGAAAACCGGTCAGACAAGTTCAATGAAGTCCTTGACATATTTAGAGAAAATTTTGGAGAAGTTTTCGTTAACCCTAAAACAATAAACGGCAAACATTTTATCACACACTTCGCAGGATTTAAAAAGTAAGTCGGCTTAGAACCAATACTCAGTCGTTAGTAGAATATCTATTATGGAAACTAAAATTGCACTATACGCTTATTTCGGAGAACTAGGTCTTTTTTCTGATAATATACCAGGCCACACATTTTATCAATTAGGTTTAATTGATTCAATTTCTCAAAAATATGAAATCCAAAAAGTCGATTTCTTCAACTATATTAAAGATGTAGATGATGACCAATTGCATCATCCAGTATTTCCTTCAGACGATCTTGGAAAACTGATGTCGTCTATATCAGATGAGATAATCAATAAATATTTGATTTCATACGAAGAAGTCTTACATAAAATAAGAAATCGTGAATACTCTTCTCTTTTCCTTAAGGCTAGATTTAGAAATTTGTCTACTTTACAAAAGAAACTAAAGGACTCTTTTAAATTTGAAAATATAATAGCTACTGCGCTCGAAGCTGGTTATGATCCATCTGATATCGTAATATTAGATACAGACTTGTCACTTAGCAAGTCTTTCTTATATACTATAGGAGATATGGGAATTGTACGAGAAATCCCATCAATTACTATGCCTGGAATAAGCAAGAGAGTATTGGACTCATGTTTAGCGATTCACGAAAATAATCCAGAAAATTTAACACCAACTTCGGTTAAACTTCTATATTATGGAAACCTTTCATTTGGTAATTATAAAGCTGGCCACTCCAAGAATCAAATCATTAACGAAATTATCGAGAGCGCGGATTCTGTAAAAATGTTTGATGGTACTGAATTTGAATTAACTATTGCTGCTAAAGTTGATGATTCGTTACAATCTTGGGTTGCACCAATGAATAATGTCTCATTAGTAGGTAGAGAATGCAGGGATTTAATATGGGAGAAATTCAGAAGTTCTCGGGTTTCAATAAATGTAAGTAAAGATCTCTACTTAAAAGAAAAGTTTATTCCAGCTAGAGTATATGAATCTATTATATTTGGAGTTATTCCAGTGTCATATAAAAGCGGCCCACATCCAGCAATGACATTTGAAACAGTCGAAGACTTTTGGGAAATTTGTAAGTTTCTTGCTGAATGCACACATGAAGATTATATGAAGAGTCTTAAGGACTGCGCGAAGGCGCTTTGCTAAAAGCAGTATGAATAAATAATAAGAAATTACGTCACTTATATAATGAGACACGTTGTTTCAGCTGAACAGTATTTTGAATCTCTTTCAACAAATACCGCATTAACCGTAACCTTAAATCAATATTTTTCAAATATTCCGTCATTTTTATTTGAAGGGCTCGACAATATTGACCCATCGTCAAGCAAGCTTTCATATAGAAGGGCTTTTGAACACACAGCAGATGAAATAATTGATCATCAAATATTTCTATTAGAAAAGCTTTCAGTTATCCCAAATATCATCCAAAGAGAAGACTTATTAGTTCGTGCAGGATATGACACAATTGCTTTACGCTTAAATGAATCGTATTTAGAAACATTAGAGCTAGTCAACGAGAATGTTCTAACCTCAGTTATGAACTTTTTAAAGTCAACGGTAGATGATCCTGATCCAACTCAAAAGACTTTAAATATTATTAGATTAGTCTCAGACTTAATCGGGATTGTTCCATTTAAATGGGCAGGTATTCCTATTGATATTGTTTCCAATGTTTTATCTGCTTTAATTTCTTTATATAAAGAAGAGTATTTTGCAATGTCATTGAGCTTACTTGCTGCTATTGATGTTACTCACGCGACAGCCTTTACTAAAACTGCATTAAAACCTATTTCTAAATTACTGGAACCAGTTCTTAAAATCCTATGTAGAAATGGCGCAAGTACAATAGCTGTTGAAAAAGCAGTTCTTGAGCTAAAAGATGGAATTATCAAAATAGGTGGAGATAGTTTACTAGATACGGCGATCCAATATTTCAAATCGATCGGGGAGTTTATGGCAACTACGGTAATTTCAATAATAAAGCTAATTGCAGGATTTATTGATACTGTCTTAAATATAGTAACAGTAGGTACTGCTAAGGAGATAGGAAAATTCAAAAACTTAGTTGATAAGATTATTCCAAGAATTTCAGCTACGGCTAAAAACTTCGATACTGCTGCTAATTTATTAAAACAAAAAGGAGTAACCGTTAAAGCCGGAGACACTGTTTTAACTAATACTGGCAAAGAAGTTTTGGCAACAAGTAAAGTTGGGAAAAAGACGATTGCTGATGATTTAAAGGCAGCAGCAACCGAAACGCCAGATTATCTTAATAAACTTACAAATGCAGTATCGACTGACCCTAAGTTTAATAAAACAATAGCTAACCTAACTCCAGATGAGAAAGCTGTTGCTATTGCAGCTAAGGTTGAAAACGAGTTAATTGGGCAAAATTTTGAAGTTGTCAAACGAATCATTAAGGACCCTGATGTAGCTAAACATTTAGCTGATACATACGGCTGGGTTCCAGGAAAAAACTTTTTGGAAAAACTTGCAAGATCAGGTGACGTAGATGGAGTCAAAAAATTCTTTGATGTATTTGTATCTGATCCAGCTGTTTCTAAAAACCTATCAAAAAATGAGATTAAGGCACTTATTCCATTTAAGACAAGACCTGATGCTTTTATCGAAGGCGTCAAAAATTTCGATAATACAATCAAAACATTAGAAAAAGCAATAGCAGGTGGAGCAAAAGGTGCAATAAAATTAAGAGCTCTTCAATTCAGAAGACTTCTACTGTTTATTGCAAGACTATATTGGCAAAAATATGGATCACTAGATTGTATAATAAAAGCTGGAGTTAACCAACTTGATTCTGATATATTAAATACTACATTATCCTTAGCCACTGCATCACCGAATAAAGTTAATGAAGATGGCTCTGTTTCTAGTCCAACTGCTGATGCAATCGCAAAAGCATCAAAGGCTGATTGTGGAAAAGTTGCAACGGCTGCAATGGCGACAGTAGGCCACGTAGCTCAAGCTGCAAATTTCCCAGGAAGTACTGCCAATCTTGGAGGAACTGCGAATATGGGAGATGATCCTAAAAAATCAGCAGAATTTCAAGAGAATAGTACAGAGTATTCTAAAGAAATTCTAAAGGCTCTAGGTCTTGCGGCTGACCTTGACGTACAGCATGCATTAGAATATAATGATCCGGCTACCCAAGTCTATTACGCAGACGTAATAAAAGATGGACGAATTGAAATAAATCAAGAAGGAACTCCTGCTGAAAGAGAAGCATTCCTTAACGAATTAATTAAGAGAGGAACTGTTAAACCTGAACAAGCTGATGAAATTAGAAAAAAGGTTCAAGGCTATATTGACTCAGGTGAAGCTCCTGAACTTGAGCTACCTCCAGTTAAAACAAATGAAAGCCTATTCAGAACAAAGGGTGTATCTGGGCTAATAAATAATTAAAATATCTTTATTATAATGAGTTTTGTAAAAACATTTGAACAATTCAAATCGGTTCCATTAAATGAAGCGGCTGAGCCTATTCAAGTTCAAGCAAAAGAAGGCGAACTTTCTAGATGGAAAGTCGTTTTACGAAGTAGAGACGAAGACACGATCAGCGATAAAAACCCAGCACAAACCATTGCTAGAGAATTAGCAGAGTTTGGTGGATTTAAAAAATGGTGGAACTCTTACATAAAAGGAATTCCAGTAGAAAAATCTCTAGCAATAATTTACTCTGGAGTATCTGGTAAAAAGAACCTATTTGGAAAAGAGGTTGCCAAAGCCGAAATAGCATTTTATCCATATCTTAGACAAGCTCAAGGAGTTCAAGCAAGTGGAGGTGGTCCTGCTGCAACTGTATCTTATGATGTTACTCAAGCAGAGCCGGTTGCAACTACTCAAGTTGAAGGTTCAGATGTACCTCTAATGGTTTGGCATGCAGAAGATTTGCCGAAAATCAAAATTAACTACGAGCCAGGATTTATTCAAGCTCGAGATAAAAGTAATAAATTAATCAACTTTGATCTTGTAAATCCGCCATATATGTATAAGAATGGAAATCATTCGACTGACCAGCCAGCCGTTACTGTTCAATCGACACAACCTGTTCAAAATACTTCGACTGCTTCTCCTGAAATGATTGCAGTTACCGACAAATTCGTAGGACTGCAAATGAATAATGCATTCAACCAATTGGCAAAAGATCTTCAAGAAATAATCATTAAGAACGGTTCAGAAACTAGACCTACTGATTCAACTAAATTACGAGACTATGATACTAGAGTGTCTGCTGCGACTAAGATTAGAACAGACGGTGGTGCTGATGGCCGTTATGGAAATGCAACGGCTACTGCAATTGGTGTGTTAATTGGTTCAAATCAAGCAGAAGCAAATGTAACTAAGGATGTCGCAGATAAAATCGCGACTGCCTTAACTGCAATTACTCCAGCTGAAGCTGCTGCTTTAATTGGAGCAGCGAAATCTAATAAACCTGTGGCTAATAAGTCAACTACTAAACTTACTCCAGGTAAATCAAAGGTTAAGTCACTACCATTACCATAATAAAATAATTATTTTTATATAATGAACCTATTAAATAACTATGCTCTACTTGTAGAGTCAATGAAATTTACTCAAGTTGAACCAATAAATGAAGCTTCTCCAGATATGCAAAATGCACAAGGTTTAGCAAAAGTTATGTCAGGAGAAACTGCATATACTGATTATTCAGCTCAGTGGAATCAGCTTGTAAAGCATGCTACTAAAAATAAAGGAAAGGATGGAACTTATACTGTGGTAATTAATCATGACTGGGGAGTCCCTATGGTTAATATTAAATATACGATAAAAGGTGGGAGTGTTGATAGAAAGTCGATCTCTTTAGCTGATATGCCAGCTGTTGCTACATCGGCCGTTTCGACAAGTGGGTCCACTCCAATCGTAGACTCTGTGTTACAAAACGACGTTGATACACTAGTCGACGACCTTGATGGGTGGGTCGGACCAAATAACATTAAGAGTATCGACTCTATCCTTAGAAAATATGCGAACTCAACAGCATACGCTGACGATGATAAAACCGTTATTCCAGCAATAAGTAGAATATTCACTTTATATAGGAGAGATGAGTCTGGTGATGAATTAGTTAAAGATCTTGAAGCTTCACGCAACTTTAAATTAGACCCAGCCTCTCTTAAGATAAAAGGCAACTTACTCACATTTCTTGCTAAATATAAAGAATACGAATCTGACACTAAAATCTAATTATATGATTAAAAAGTTTGAAGAATTTTCAAAAAATTACCAAGTTAAAAGCACTGCAGGAATCGCAGTTGTATATGATAATAAAATCTTATTAGTTCACCCAACGAATTCAAGTTGGGTGAAACCTACTTTGGGGATACCTAAAGGTATCGTTGAACCTGGCGAAGACCTAATTGCTGCTGCGATCCGAGAATTTTCAGAAGAAGTTGGAATATTCTTATCCGGCTCTCAATTTGACAAAGAGATTCATCAAATCGATATGTATAATACATTAGGTAAACACACTGGAGTGCTATCTTATATAGTTTATAAAATATCAGACCTTAGCGAAATTGGATTAACTTCACTAACTGTTCCAAAAACTCAACTCCAGCAAGAAGAAGTGGACTGGGCAGGATTCATTGATATTAAGGAAGCTTACTCCAAAGTTACTCGCAGTCAATTAATAATTTTAGATAGACTTTCTTAAAACTACTTATTTAGTTTGAGTAAAATTAATCAAATAAAAATTTTATTCAAATGGAAAACACTTCAAACGATTTAGTAGTTGAATCACAATTAGAAAACACTGAAATTTCAGCAGGTTTATCAGATCCTCAAGATGACACTGTTCAAGAAATGTCTGAGCTAGAAAGAATAACTAATTTACGAACTGGATATTTCAAAGTTTCCCTTAACTTGGAAGATTTAAAATGGCTTGTAAATTCATGCAAAAATAGCAAATTCAAGTTCGTTGGGCCAAATGAAGCTTTCATGGTAATGAACTGTTATTTAGGATTTTCATCAGCCATTGCTAGAAAAACAGCAGAATCACAAGAAGGATACGACACTTCTCCTACTGTTGATGTTCAAGCCGCTGCAATTGAAGGAGCTGCTCTTTTATTAAACCGATATGAAGGAGGCGGCTTAGAATCAGCTCAGCGCGTATTTAGAATAGCAGTTGCCTTAAATGAACCTATTATGGAAATGAAGCAACTTGATCAAATCATAAATGCTTTAAAACTTCAATCTGCAAAGCAAGATGAAGAATCACAAAAGACTGAAGCATAGACAAAACTATTAATAACTGAAGCCGCCTAATCAGCGGCTTTTTTAGTATAATAACTAAAACAAACATTATCTAATGACAACACTTTCGGAAAATTTTAAAGCGGTTCAAGAGTTCATTAATGAAATGAAGGCTACTTCTTCAACGAATGATAAAAAAGAAATTCTTAGAAAATACGATTCGCCATTTCTTAGACGATTATTCGAATACACATACTCTCCATTTAAACAATACTATGTTACCTCAAACAATTTAAAAAAGAGATCTGACTTAGTATTCGACGGATACTCTGATTTCTTTGGTCTATTAGATGATCTGAGTGAACGTCGTGTGTCTGGCCATCAAGCTATCCAATGTGTGAATGGTTTTATTGAAAAATATAAAGAGTTCTCAGAAATCATCTATGATGTGATAGACCGAAACTTAAAAACTAGAGCAACGACTACTCTGATTAACTCAGTTTTTCCAGGAACTATTCCAACTTTTGATGTTGCATTGGCTGAGAAATTTGACGGCAATGAAAAGAAAGTGGATTTTGAATCTGGAGAATGGTGGGCAAGCCGTAAGCTAGATGGAGTTAGATGTATAACAATCATCGATGAGCATGGAGAGCCACGATTTTATTCAAGAGCCGGAAACGAATTCTTAACTTTATCAGTATTAGCAGAAGACATTAAAAAACTTAAGCTTAAGTCTAAAGTATTAGATGGAGAAGTTTGTGTTTTAAAAGAAGGAGGTCTTGAAGATTTTCAAGGAATCATCAAAGAAATTGGTCGCAAGGATCATACGATTCTTTCTCCAAAGTATTATGTATTTGATATGCTTGAACTAGATGAATTCAATCAAAAATCTGGAGAAGTTAGTTTATCGGCTAGGTTAATTGTTCTAAATGGAATATTCCAAATGTATCAACTCTCATGTGCAGAACCGCTACCTCAGTTTCAAATAAAATCTAAAGAGGAATTTGAAAAAATAGTAGCCGATGCAACCGAAATGGGATATGAAGGGGTTATGATGCGTAAAAGCGTAGGTTACGAAGGCAAGCGATCTAAGAATCTTCTAAAGGTTAAAAAGATGCATGATGCAGAATACACAGTAATCGATGTCGAATCCGACGTAAACCGTATCATTGAATTCGGAAGAGAAGTTGAAGAAATTATGTTAAAAGCTGTTATTGTTGAACATAAAGGCAATAGAGTTAGAGTAGGTTCAGGATTCTCTCTTGATCAACGTAGATTCTACCACAAAAACCCAAATGAAATTTTAGGTAAAACAATAACAGTTCAGTATTTTGAAGAAACTACTGATCAACATGGAGAGAATTCACTAAGGTTTCCGGTATTTAAAGCAGTATATGGCGAAAAAAGAGAATTTTAATATATGCACAAAAGAATAATTTTAGTAGGTCGCGCAGCAAGCGGAAAAGACCACATTCGTAAAAAGCTAGAAGACAGAGGTTTTAAATATGCTGTCAGTTATACAACGAGGCCCCCTAGAACAAGCGAAGTAGATGGAAAAGATTACATATTCATCTCTGAAGAAGTTGCCCAGAAGATGATCCAGAACGATGAGTTCTATGAGTATGTTGAATTCAACGGTTGGCTCTATGGAACTTCCAGAGAACAGTTTGAAACAGATGACGTATTCATCATGACTCCTACTGGGCTATCTCACATTGATGAAGTCTCAAGAAAACAATCATTTGTAATCTTTATAGACATTGCAGAAGATGTTAGAAGACAGCGTATGCTAGCTAGAGATATGCCAGGGGATTCAGTAGAACGTCGTCTTGAAGCAGACCGACTAGATTTTGAAAATTTTTCTAACTATGATATTCGTATAACAAATCACGATTTTTAATATGGCGTATGACATTACTGGGATAATTATTGATATTTTACCAGCACAAACCTTTAATAAAGGATTCAGAAAAAGGGAATTTGTAATTGAAGTTGGGGATAAGTACCCTCAAAAAGTAGTCTTTGCATTAGTTCAAGACAAATGCGATATGCTCGAGTCGTTCGGTATAGGCGACACAGTAAATGTAGCATTTGAAGTTAAAGGCAGAGACTGGACAGACAAAAGCGGTCAAACTAAATACTTCAATACCTTAGAAGCAGTCAGGATGCATAGTCAACAAAAAGCTCCAATTTCTACTAAAGGCTCAAGTAGCTTTGATGACGATGATGATGAAATATTCAGAAGCTTAGGGCTTGATGTAGGCCCTACGAAGTCCACTAATCCAACTCCGTCTGATTTTACAGATGATGATTTACCATTTGATTTATAATTATGAAATATGTAAGCGTTGATATAGAAACAACTGGTCTCAATCCAGAAACCTGCCAGATTCTCCAAATTGGAGCAATCATAGAAGACACAAACTCGGTTCTTCCATACGAGAAATTGCCAAAGTTCAATTGTCTAGTTGAACATGACTTTTATTCTGGCCAGCCTACTGCACTGGCCATGAATTCTTGGATTTTCGAAGTTTTTTCAAAAATGGAAAGGCTTACTAAGGATGAGCGACTTGCATATCGCAAGGAACATAATATTTTACCAGTAGGATTAGTAGCTAGATCATTCCAAATGTGGTTAATTGATAATGGCCTTATTCCAGAATACATAAATGATCCTGTTAAGATCAATGTTGCAGGTAAAAACTTCGGAACGTTCGATTTACGTTTTTTGAAAAAGCTACCGAATTGGGGTAACTCAGTTAGTGTTAGACAACGAATCTTAGACCCAGGTGGATTAGTTATAAATTGGGAAACTGATGAGACTTTGCCGAACTTAAATGCCTGTCTTACTCGACTTGAATTAGACGGGGAAGTTACACATGACGCATTATCTGATGCGTGGGACGTAATTAGAGTCATTAGAAAAGTGACCCATAATTACAATCTTAGAGTATATTAGCTTCATGATAAATTCTAATGTAAGACTCGGATATTGCTGTATAAACCTATCATTGGCTGACCGCAAGGTTTCAGCCAATCGTGGTATGATAAAAAAGACATTTGAGCAAAAGGGCTCAGCTTATGCAGGTGAGCTAGCGTACCTAAATCTATGTGATCTATTAACAATTTTAGAGTGGAATGTCGAAAATGAAATCTATGTGT